GCTGCTTCTGACAAGAAAGCGTGATCTTCTTGCATTGCTCGTTCCTGGTTCTCCAGGATAATTGTGGTGACTGCCCGACGATAAGGATCCTTAATCTCCGGGAGATCAGGGTGCTCTAGCACCGGCTTCCACTTTTCCTGTAGTAGTTCTGATTGGAACATTGTTATTTTCTCCCTATTATTATACTATTTATAAAATTTTTTATTCTACAACTATTTAATTAATTTTCTTAATTGTAGAAACATAAGCAGCCATAGTATCGCTAGCCACCTCTACATAAGCATCATCTGTCGGCGCTGCCTCTTCCTCTATTACTTGAGCTTTCGGGAAATAAGAATCTTTAAGAGTATTCAATTTTATACGATAATCTTCAGCTCCTTCAAATTCCACTGTCTCTGCCAGCTCTGCAAATTTTTCTACTTCGGTATCTGCAAGATCGGAAGCAACATCTAGAAGAATCTCATTACCTTCTAGTTGACGGACTCTCTGTGTGAGTTCAACATTTTCTGCAATCTTTTCATTCAAAGTGGTTTCTAGCTCGCCTACCTGCTCTGCAGCGGCATCAAGCATATCAAACGACTCCTCAGGAATTGCAATGTTGTTCTCAATAAAGAGATTACGCAACCCAGTAATAAACGACTCTGTAATTTCTGTCTTGATCTTGTGCTCAATAGCAACTTCATTTTTTGTCATCCATTCTTCAACTACATAAGTAAGATAATTGTCAACCTTCTCGGACATCTCTTCCTTAGCCTCAGCAATGGNNTGTTCGTGTAACTCTGCATACTCTTCCTCTAAACGCTCTAGCTCTGTACGAATTTTTGCTTTTAGAGCAGCCTCAAAAATTGTGGCAGCTTTTTGCTTAAATTCTTCTGATAGTCCTTCACCACCAGTTAAAGCTTTAACATCATCGGAGAGATCAATAGCAGCAACACGTTCATCAATTGTAATTTCTTCTGCTTCTTCTTCATCATCATCTCCACCACTGGCTTCAATGATAACATCTTCATCATCTAGGTCAACATCTTCACCTTTCATTTTGTCACCAACTTCCCCATCCATAGAGGTGGGATCGACAATTTTACCAGAAGCGGCAGAAGGCTCACCTTTACCATCACGACCAGGTTTCTTTGCTTTCTTAGCTTTCTTTTCAGCAGCTATACCAGGATCAGTTTTGGCGTCGGGCGAAACAACTGCGGGGCCCATGTCTTGTACTTCACCTTGGCCTTTAGCATCAATTTTCTCTTGCTTTTGGCCAGGTGCGGCACCTTTCTTGGGAGCTGCAGCATTTTTATCTTCTCCCAGAGTAGCTTCGTCACCGAGTTCTTCGGCAGCAATTCGCTCTAGTTCTGCATTGATATCTGTCATTTGGAGTACTCCCTGTTTCTGTACATATATAAGTTATTTATAATATTCAAAGTTTTGACATAAAATCAGTAAAAATTTCCGCAGCTTTTTCTTCTCTGGCCTGCGCCATTTTATATTTTACGTCTAATTCCTTCTTGTATGCAGCTATAGTCATTTCTTTAACTGCACCGTTATCCCATATCCACTCTTTACCTTCCATAATACCCTCTACGAAAGCATTGGGTGCAGAAGGATCTGCAACAATATCGGCCGCAGTCGCAAGATAAAAATCATCTTTAACAACCTGTGAACCGCCACGGCCTGGTGTTAAGGAACCCATCCCTCGGGAAGAGACACCTAATTTAGCACCTTCATCTATGAGATTTTTTACAATCTTCCCATACGGAGTATCCATTATTTTTGCTTCACCAATGAAATTCTTTCCATCTGGATGCAAACTTGTAATCATATGTGATACTCTTTCTAGATTTACTGTAGGACCGTCTGGGTGTCCAAGTTCTCCAAACGCTCTTTTCTTTTGGATATATTCTTTGTTATATCTAGCCGTTTCTTTTTGTAAAACGGATAAAGGATAAACCCGACCATTTCTATTTTTAATGTCTGCTTGTAAAAATACACCTCTGATGCGGTAATTCTTTTTACCGTCATCATTATCTTCTGTAATGTATTCTATATCTTCTATGGACTCGGATATAAGTTTCATCTTTTCTTATTCCTCTGGAAATTCTCCTCGTTCTATTTGAAGCTGTTTTAAAAGAAACTCAGACAATCTCTCCTCTTCATTTTGTTCTTCAGTCACAACGTCTATAGTATCTCCATCCCGCTCACGTTGTTCCTGATCTTTCTGTTGTTTGTTTTTTGTATTATCGTCCCATATGGGGGTAGATGGGTTTATCTTCTTCGTCATCGGATCCGGCAGCATCTTCTTCCTCTCCACTTTCTACTTCAGCTTCTACTTCAGCTTCTTCAACATTATCTTCTTCATCAACATCTTCACCGAACGCCGTTTCTGCATAATTTTTTGTGGCGTTAGCCCATGTCTCCTCACGTTTGGCTTCTACTGCAGCATTAAATGCATCCGCAGCTGCTTTTAAGTCGCCATCAACGATTGAATCTACCATCTTTGCTACTGATTTCTTACTAGCCATAATTACATCCCTCGTATAAGGTATTTTTAATATTTATAAAAATTACAGATTACACTCCATTATTCATAAGGAGCATCTGTTGTTGGGGGCTGTCCATACTCAGGTTCGTTTTGAACTTCACCATCAAATTCATCCCCCTCATCATTTTTTTCTCTTGCAATCTGTTTATCTATTTCTTCCATTTCAGTTTCACTTTGACGTAAGACATATTTACGGATATATTCTTTAGAAAAATATGTACCTATATAACTTTCCATAGCTTGTAAGGAATTCATACGAGCCTCTAAAATTTCTAAATCTCGTAATTCGGAAAAATGGTTATCATCTATAAAATCATAGATAATAGATTCTTTAATCTTATCCCAATCTTCTAGTGTAATAATTCCTTTAAGTACTAATTGTGTTTTTAATAAATCTTGAAAAAGCTCTGCAAATCGTTTACGGAGTCTCTGAATAAACTTAGTAAACTTAACTTCATCTCTAATAATTTCAGTAGATCGACCTAGATTAAAACCAGATTCCGATTCTAAACGAGAAACTGGAATGTTTAATGATTGATAAAGTTTATTTTGAAAATATTTTACATCTTCTAGTTCACCAAGATTTTGTCCACCACCTAATGTAGTAATCTCGGTTCCCCTACCACCTTCTCGTCTAGGCAACCAGAAATCTTCCAACATAGACATTTGGTTTCTATCATCTCGAACTTCACCAGTCGAAGAATCGTATACTAACTTGTTACGATATCGAGTCATCACATCTTTAAGATATGCTTCAGCTTTAGGTTTAGGAAGATTACCTACATCAATATAAAAGATACGTCTTTCTGGTGCTCGTGAAACACGATAAATTACTACCGCATCTTCAATCATTCTTAGTTGATTGGTTGGTTTAATTGCCTTTTGTAGAAACCCGTATACTTGATTTGTAGTAGGATTATAAATGCCAGATGTTACATACGCAATAGCATCAGGTGCAATTTTTAATCCTCCGCCTTGAGGTTGTACCCCACCCGCATAAACAGGATATACACCACTTTCATTATAGACATACCACTCCTATGTATCTTGAACAATCGTGGCACCATCAGCTTTCTTTCCTTTTTTAATTTCCCGAATCTTTTTAATATATTTAGGATCTATATAGCGAACCTCTGTAATACCTTTACGAGGAGATTTTTCATCTACCAATTTATGGTAAAAAATTCTCCCGTCAATATACCATCTCTTAAAGATATTATGTCCCTGTTTTCTCCAATTTAACAGTTTTAAAATATCTCTGAATTCAGATGTAATTTTATTTTTAATGCCTAAGGAAAGATCAACCCAATCTAGGTTGACTATTACTGATATTTCTGTTTCATCAGCTGCGGTAATTGCTTCGCTGATAATATCTTCTATTGCTCGATCACATTCTAGATTTTCCGCAGTTTGACGATATTTACGAATTAACTCGTAATCATTCTTTGCGGATTTATCATAAGAAATGAACGAACCAAAGAAACCGGCACCGCCAGCTATATCCAGCGTGCCTTCTTCGTCAGAGGGAGCAACGAAGCTTTTGGCTCCGCTGCTCTCACTCTTTTTCTTTATCTCATATCCAAATAATTCTGCCATACTATGACTATTTATATCACTTTACATCACTGTTTTAAAATAACTTCCTTAACCCCCAGCGGCAGTACCAGCTGCTGCTGCAGTACCTTCGGTACCAGCACTTGCGGTCTCGGCCTTACGTGGAGTCATCCACGAATATCGCATAGTTACTCCAAATTCTTCAATAGTATCATTTGTATCGTAATTTAAATCTATAGCATCGACACCTGTTGGAAAACAATGCATAAGCTCATATCTACGAAGTACAGTTCCGTTTCTAGTCAATTGCTCGACTGTAGCGTTACCTAAATAAGCAGCGGGCACCGTAGCACCCATGTTTGTTACGTTCTCCCCCATCATGTTAACCCATGATTCAAACATTTTTCTTACAGTAAAACGTGCATCATTGATTACCGTAATTGTCCAATCATCAAAGGTACGATCACCTGCGAGGTAGAGCGTTCTGCCCCTATAGGGAATTGGTACTTCGCCAATTCTCATAGCCGGAATTTGTGCTGCTCGGCAGAGAAACTGGATATTAGCCTTACCTTCACCACCCCCAAGACTATCAGCTACGTTGGCTCCAACGCCTCCGATACTTACTTGAAACTGGTTAGGTCGTGCACCTCCAAAGCGTAACTTATCAAGAATAAAATTTTCTAATAGTGCAGGACTTGCCATTTCTATTTCTCCCTATATTTCTATATTATTTATGCTGACACTACTTCACTAAACTCAACACCTGTGCGAGTAGCAACAAATGTCAAAGTAATGAAGTTGATTGAGCGGGTTGGTTTAATATAGATATCAGCACGGAATTCATTAGTATCAATAACCTGAGCTGTATTGTTTGTTGAATCACATACAACCAAGAAGTCTGTAATACCTCTACGGGCCTTTACATCATCAAGGAAAGGTTCTACAATACTAACAAAATTCTGGCGTGTAAATTGGTCATTAAACTCAAACAGTACTACCTTAGAAGCATTTTCAATCGCCTTTTCTATTGCAATGAATAGACGACGTACATTGATTCTATTGAAAGCACTATTTTGTGAGAGACCTGTTTTATCACCCCACAGCATTGTACCTTCTCCTGGGAATGAACAAACAGGATTGATACGATTGCTATAAAGTGAATCTCTTTCCGTTTGACTTGGATTAAATGCTAATTGGATTGAATTTCTAATCTGACCTCTGCTTAAACCACCTGGTGACCACCAAGGATCTGCAACATAATCAGTTAGAGCACACAAACCAGCAATGTCTCCATTCAACGGAGTCCAACGAAAAATATCACTATACCGATCATAAACTTTTTTGTAACCACTATCAAATACTGCATAAGATGTACTTCCTAAGCCTAGGACGNAATTCTTAACATTCTTCAACTGATTGTACGANGTTGCAACATTAACAACATCAGNTCGTTCTGGTGAAATAAATACCATGCAATCTTTACGTTTGTTGACCAATGTAATAAGATTTTTAGCATGAGTTGTACTGGCAGGACCAGCAGCAATCAAACTAACATCTACAGTTTCTCTATCTGCGAATTTATTATAAGCTGTTATCTTATTGGCATCACTAGGTGTACTACCATCAGCGCCGGCTGAACCGGAAGCTACAGTCGTGTCACCCAATTGTGAATGAATCCAATCACCCGATGATGTAAGTTCATAGTTTACACCATTTGTAGCCGCATCACCCCAATTGGTGTTAGCGTTTGGGTTATGATCCATCCAATAGATATACTCTGAACTTCTAAACAACACTTCTAGGTAATAATTATTGTCACCACTATCAGTTTTGGCATCACCGGCCTTTGATACTCGTTGATATTTCTCTAAGAAAGTACCTTTATTTCCCTTAAATAAAGTACCTTTATTTCCAATGAGCCAAGTGATGGAGCCAAGCAAACGGAGCCATAGTACCGGTTGCTTTATCAGCCTTTATCTCAGCAAGACAACTGCTGAAATTTAAATATGATGAAAGTAATGTCTGCTATACAATTTCCCATTTTCCCAATTCNNNATNNACTCCATCTTTGAAATGTTTAAAATATTTTTTATTTAATGTAAAAAATCCATCCTTTGTTAGCTCTAAAATTTGGGATAATTCTTCCAAGTATTTTGCCTCACCGTAAGGAGCTAAGCCCATTACTTTATATTCATCTCCATAGTTTGGAAATCCTAAAAATTGAGTAACTACAGTATAGAAAATACCCAAGGAATGAGGATAAATCACGCTATCGAGTACTTTAAATTTGTTCCCTTTTCCAATAGCCGTCATAGTAGAGGTAAAATCGCCAAAACCATCAATTGATAAAATAGCAGAATTTTCAAATTTAGAGGCAAAAAAGGAAGAAGCAATATGGCTTCTGTGGTGCTCAATATTATGAAATTCTGCTTTTATTTCAGAAGGTGAAACAGAAAAAACCTTTGCCAATTCTTCTTTTAAAGAGCTTACTTTTTTAGAATTAATAAGACGGTCAAAAATGGTTTTAAAGCCACCTTTATTTCTTAATGTATGTATTACTTTTTTAGATAGGTTTGCTTTCGGATTAC